GGAGGCGCTGGGTCTTCTCGCCCGCGCCGTCGGCGGTGAACGCTTCGAGGAGCTTGTCGAGGCGGTCGAGCATGTCGGGGCCGTAGCCGGACGACAGCAGGTCGCCGCGCATCCCGTGGAGCGCGGCGGTCTGCGCGCGCAGCTCGGCGACGAGGGTGGCCGCGTCGCCGCCCCGGCTGGTCGTGGTGGCTGCGGCGGTCAGGTCCGCCACAGGCGACACCGAGGTTCGTGGGGCGGTCGCGGCGGCCGCGCTGGAGATGATCCGAGTCCCGGACAGGGCTGCCACGGTCGACGCCGACAGCGTCGCGGCCGGGTCGACCGCCGACAGTGCGCCCCGCACGCGGGCGGCCATCGCGGTCGCGGCGGCGGTGACCTGCCCGGCCTGGTCACCGATACCGGTCGCGAGGCGGGTCGCGATCTTCCCGCCGGAGATGAGCGGGTCACCCTGCCCCGACAGCGGGCCCTCCTTCGCCGGGGAGGACGGGAACTGCGCCTTGATGCTGGCGGCGATCCGGGCCGCCGCGGCGGTGGCCGCGGCGCCGGCGGCGATCATCCCGGCGGTGAGGCGCTGGATCAGCGTGTAGCCGGCCGAGTACATGGGGCCGGCCTGCGCCTGGAACGCGGCGACGACCTGCTGGCCGGTGTTGCGGGCCGACGCGACGGCCTGGGCGCCGCCCGCGGTGAACGCGGCCACGATCCGCTGCCAGGCCGCCGTGACGATCTGCACGACCTGGTTGAAGCTGGTGGTGTAGACCTGCTGGATCTGCTGGCCGCCCTGGGTGGCGACCTGCACGCACCGCTGCATCCCCTGGGTGACTGCCTGGGTGGTGCGGTTCATCGCCGCGGACACCGCAGCGGTCGCTCCGTCGAACCCGCTGGTCAGCGCCGACCGGATCCGGTTCGCGCCTGACGTCGCGGCCGACGCCGCCCGGTCCATGCCCTGCTGCACGGCCGTGCCGATCCGGTCGGCCGCCGACTGTGCGGCGGTGGCGGCGGAGTCGAGCCCGGACTGCACGGCGGTGCGCACCTTGTCGGCCCCGGACTGGGCGGCCTGCCCGGCCCGGTCCATGCCCGACTGGACGGCGTCGGCGATCCGGCTCATGCCGTCGGTCGCCGCGGTGGTCGCCGCGTCGACGCCGGTGCGGACCCCGTCGCCGATGCGGGTGCCGCCGACCTCCGCCGACGCCCCGGCCCGCTGCATCGACGCCTCGACAACGTCGGCCATGCTCGACATGCCGGTAGTCGCCGCGTCGGAGGCGGCCTTGAACCCCTGCTCGGCCGAGGTGCGGATCTTCTCGGTGCCCTGGGTCATCGTGTCGACGGATGCGTTCACGCCATCCGCGACGCTCGTCGGAAGCTGCCCGAACACCTGGTTCGCGGCGTCCAGGACAGGCTGGAACGACACCTGCCCGGTCGCGTCCGTGACCACGCCGGGGATCTCCCCCACCGGGGGCTTGACCCCGTCCAGAACACCCTTACCGGCCTCGTCCGCCGCCGGCGGGAGCTCACCCAGCGCGCCCTTCGCCGCATCGACACCGGCCTTGGTGTCGTCGCCGAGCCCCTTCGCGGCGTCCCCGGCTCCCTTCGCCGCGTCCTCGGCCTGCGCGCCGCTGGTCTCGGCGCTGCCACCGAACAGGTCCCACGCCCCGCTGACCGCGTCGATGACGCCTCGCACGGGGGTGAACGCGGTGGCGACCTTCCCGATGGCGTCGACGATCAGGCCGAGAGCATCGACGACGAGCGGGGCCATGTCGAGGACGAGCTGCGCGAAGCGCTGCACGTCGGGGTTGTTCGCCAGCTCGGCGAACTTGTCGACCAGCCGGTTCACGGCGTCGACGAGGCCGTCCCAGGTGGATTGCGGAATCGACTTGATGAAGTTCCCGGCGGCGTCGGCGGCCTTCCCGAACGCGGGGCCAAGCTTGCCGATGGTGTCGACCACGGGGTTCAGGGACTCGATGAAGTTGCTGACCCCGGGGGTGGCGTCGTTGAAGAACCGGAGCGCTGCGTCGGCGACGCGGAAGAACAGGTCCTCGATCTTGCCGAGGACCGTGCGGAGGTTCTCCATGCCCTGCGCGGCCCGCCCGGACTCGTTGACCTTGTTCAGCCAGTCCGCGGTCTTGTTGGTCAGGTCGGAGAAGATCCCGATCAGCGACTCGATGATCCGCGAGTTCGACCCGACGTTGATGAAAGCCTGGGCGAGATTGCCCAGTGCGGGGTTGAGCTGACCCCGGATCTGGTCGGAGAGCGTCATGATCGCCGAATTGATCTTCGTGATGTTCTCGCTCTTGTTAACCATGTCGATCAGCGCTTCCGCGCCGTCGGAGAAGGCGTTGGCGAGGTTCTTCATCTGATCGGTGATCTGCGGGATCAGCTGATCACCCAGCCGCTTGAAGGCCGGGGTCAGCCGGGCCTCGAAGACGTCGGAGACCTGCGCGGACAGCTTGTCCAGGGCAGGCTTGAGCCCGTTCTCGTAGGCCCTCTTGATGCCGTCCATGCCCGCGGCGAACACACCGAAGGTCGCCGCGCCCGCGAGCACGATGGCCGGTAGCGAGGTGAACGCGGCGGCGATCGCGCCGACCGCGAACGTGATCGCGCCTGCGATCGCAGCGAAGATCCCCGCCTGGATGCCCGCGGTCAGGAGCGCCCCTGACAGCTGCAGCGCCGCGCCCGCGGCGGCGCCACCGGCGCCCTTGAGCCCGCCGAGGACCTCGGACAGGCCACCGCCCTTCCCCGACACCCCGGAGAAGATCGACCCGAGCCCGGAGAAAATCCCCGACGCGGCCTTCGCGATCGACGACGTCCCGGAGATCGAATCTCCGACGAACGACAGCCCTCGCCCCAGGCCGTCTGTGACTCGCCCGAGCACGGAGAACCCGTTGCGCAGGTCGGTGGACACGCCGCGGCCGACGCGGCGGACCCGGGCGAACGTGCGCTCGAACCGGCCACCGGCGAGGTCGACGTCGTCACCGAAGGTGCGGACGGCGTTGCGGACCGCGGCGAACCCCTGACCGACCGACCGGACCGAGCCGACGGTGCGGCGCAGCGTCCGCTCGTAACGCCCGGCGGCCTTCTCCCCGTCGTCGAGGGCGACCCGCACGCCCGTCGTCGCCTCCCGCAGCGCCCGCTGGGTGACCGTGAACGCGCGCGACCCTGTGACCGCGGCCCGGGTGGAGGTCGTGATCCGGTTGAGCAGGCCCCGGTACTTCTCCCGCTCCCGGTTGCCCCTCTGGATCTCCGCGGTGTTGATGATCTCGGCGCGGTTGTAGGCCGCCCGCGCGGTCGTGAGGTCACGGGTCGCGTCCTCGACGCGGCGCAGCGTCTCGCTGTAGGTGCGGGCCGCGTCCTCGGCCTTGTCCCGGATCTCGTAGCCGCGCTGCTCCGACAAGGTCGCCGCGTCGGTCGCCTTCAACGCCCGCACCTTCGCCCGCGACAGCCGGTCCTCGGCCGCTTCCAGCCGGTCGGCGACGTCGAGGCCCTTCTCCCGCTCGTCGGCGAGCTGCTGCTCTGCTCGTTCGATGACGAACGCGGAGTCCCCGCCCTGCTCGCGGTAGCGGCGCAGCCCGTCCTCGATCTCCTGCACCTTCACCGCCTGCGTCGCGTACTCGGCGCGGCCCTGGGTGACGTCGTCCTCGGCGCGGGCGAGCTCCCGCAACGACTGCTCGTGCTGCTCGACGACGGCCATGTGGCGGCGCTCGGCGGACTCCAGCGCGTTGTTGGAGGTGACCAGCGCCCGGTCGGCCTTCTCCAGGTCCCCCTCGGCGGCCTCGAGGTTCCGGGCGGCCTGTTCGAGTCCGCGCATGGTGTCGAGGAGCCGGGCCTGGGACTGGTCGACGTTGGTCTTGACGCGGACCTCGACGTCCTCGCGGAGGCCGGCGGTGGCCTTCTTGAGGTCGGCGGCGAGTTCGGCGCGGAGCTTCGCGGCGAAGCCCTTGTCCTCGGGGACGATCTGCACCCCGGCCCGGTCGACGATCTTCACAGGACGCCGCCTGCGGGGCCGCCGCCCATGCCGGACATGGACGCCATCCACTGGGCCTGCGCGGCCTGCGCCTCGGGGTCGGCGCCCCAGGTGTCCATGGTCGGCCCGCCGTCGCTCTGCTGGTCGGGGTCGGGTTCGGTGAGGGTGTTCATGGCGTCGTCGATGGCGTCCATGTGCCCGTCGCGGGCGGCGAGCATGAAGTCGACGTAGACAGCCCATGCGGCGGCGAACCACACCTTGATCGGCTCGGTGCCGTCGAGGTGTGGTGCGCGGATCGCGAGCTGTCCGGCCATCCAGGTGCCTAGCGGCCCGGTGTCCGTCGCGAGCGCGACGAGCCGCCGGACCGCTTGGTAGGGCGGTCCGCGGCCGCGGAGACGATGAGGTCGACGATGCCCGTGAGGGCTTCCTGCTCGACCGAGGCCCAGGGGTCGTCGACGAGAGCGGCGAACCGGCGCAGGGACGATCCGTTCTCGCGGGCGTACTGGTGGGCGAGGTTCTCCGACGGGAAGGTGGCGTCGAGGCCGGGGAGCTGCCAGACGACGTCGGCGAGTTCGGAGGGGCGGGTGTCGGTGTCGTCGACGGGGACGAGCTCGCCCTTGCCGCTGCCGGGCTTCTTCGCTTCCGGCTGGGCGTCGCGGGTGACGCCGTCGTCGTCGACGAGGGCGCGCATGAGGAGGTTCTGGATGCCGGTGAGGGCGTCGACGTTCCCGGCCCGGGAGGAGCCGAACGCGAACACCGACCCGCTGTCGAGGTTGGCGCGGGCGGTGAACGTCTCGAGGTGCTCGCGGTCGGAGGAGTCGTACCAGGCGAGCTGGAAGCGGACTCGGGGCGGCGCCTGGGTGCGGCGGCCGAGGATGACGGGTTCGTCGGCCTCGGTGGTGGGGGTGGCGGTCATACGGCGACTGTGTGTCGCCGCGTAGTCCTCGGGTCGTCGAACAGCCCACGAGGACTGGGGCACGAATGCGTTCGCCCCGGGGGCTCACTCCTTCGCAGCGCGTAGAGCTCGCACCAGGAACGGGTTCGGGCGGTTGCCAGGATGCGCGACCTGCCGGGCGAACACGACCGTGCCGCCCGCCTCGAAGCGCAGCATGCCGCCCTTCTTCTTCGGGCGGATGATGTGCGGCCGCGCCCCGAAGATCACCGGGGAGGCGTAGGGCACCCCGGGGCCGCCGACCGACACCTCACCGGTCGAGCCCTTCATGTTCGACTTGATCGACCGCTTCAAGCGGCCCGTCCGGATGGGGGCGGTGGCGCGGGCGAGGGCCGCGACTCGCTTCGTGCGGCGGGTCATGGAGCGGCGGACACCGGGGAGGTCCTTGGCGTTGATGCGGCCGCCCTGCTGCCGCACCGTCGCCGGGGTGAGGCTGACCGAGATCTTCGCCGACGCCACCGCAGGTCCCTTCTGCTACTGGATGGGGGAGATCGTGACGACGGCCAGGTGCCCGGCGTAGCCGCCTTCGGGGCCGATCGCTTCGAGCTGCCCCCACGTCGCTTCCTTCGTGACCTGCTCGACGGCCAGCCAGGTGATGATCGCGTTCAGCAGGGGGCCGGCGTCGGCCAGGACGCGACGGCCATCGGCGTGCAGCATGCTCGCGGCCGGGATGCGGGTGTTCGCGTCGATCGTGGTGACCTTGCGGAGCAGCCGCACCATCAGCGACGCCCGCGGCATCGTCATCTGCCCCAGACCGCGGCCCGGCCCGATCGGCGAGTCCGACCCGTCCGAGCTGCCGGGCGCGATCTGCGTGAGCCCGACCAGCAGGTGCTCCCGCCCGTCCCACGCCGGACCGTCACCCGCGGCGACGTACCGGGCCGCGGGCAGCTTCCACTCGTCGGTCTCGCAGGCGACGATGTGGTCGAGGAGCCGCTGGCAGGGGGCGACGACGTCGATCACAGCGGCGGTCAGGACTCGTCGACGAGCCGGTCGACCAGCGCCGCCTTGTTCCCGCCGTCGCTCACACCGCGCTTACGGGCCAGGGACTGCAGCTGCGCGCGGGTCATGCCCTCCAGCGCGGCCCGCGACCGGGGGTCGTCCTGCCGCTCCTGGTGGTCGGTGTCCGGACGGCCGGCGTCCGTGGCCCGGTCCGGCTGAGCCACCTGGGTCGCGCCCTGACCGGCCGTGGTCGTCTCGGCCTGACCGTCGACAGCAGCATCCGGCTGCACCGGCTCCGGGGTGCGGGGGCGAGCCCTGAACGGGTCGGTCACGAGATCCTCCTGTAGGTGCGGGGCATGTCGACCGACACGACCGACGGCCGACGACGCAACCTGGCCGGGTTGACCGCCGCCAACCACATGTCGATCTCCAAGATGCCGGTCTGGGCCTTGTCCAGGTGGTCGAAGGTGTCGAGCATCCCGATCGACACCCCTTCCCGGGTGATGCTGGAGATCCGGCGCGGCAGGTCCGAGTCCAGGCCGGCGCCGGCCTTCCCCAGCTCGAGCGCCAGCAGCACCGCGGCACGCCGGCCACCGGCGTCCGGGGCCAGCCCGTGCCGGTAGGTGATCGCCGCGGTCCCGTCGAGCGGCCACGGCCGACGGTCGGCCCGCCAGATCTGCCCCGACGCCGGCCGCACCTCGAAGTCCACCGGGGTACCGGCGATGGTGACCGACTGGACGGAGGTGACCGGTGAGCCCGGGAGGACCGCCACGATCTGATCCCGGGCCCACCGCACCGGCCGCGCACCGCCAACGGCGGTGGCGGCGTCGACTCCCATCGGCGTCCAGGCTGCGCAGTAGCCCGTCCCGCCGGGGAGCCTGTCCAGGATGACCGTCGAGGCGCAGCCGCCGGAGAACTGGCGACCCGAGAAGCTGTAGAGGATCTCGGAGGACTGCCACAGCAGGTCGGTCCACGCAGCATCGTCCAGCTCGACCGGGCGGTCACCGCCGGTGGGGAGGTCGTCGACCGTCGCCCACGGCGCACAGATCAGCCGCAGCGGCTCCACCATCCCCACCTCCGATCACAGGACGAGCGGGGTCCGCGCCGCGGGGAGCTCGGCGCGGACCCCCGGGTGTCGGGTCAGGACTGGGCGACCACGGCGTCGTAGCCGTAGGTGTAGTTCGGCAGCCCCGGCTCCTGCATCCACTGCCCGATCCGGCTGGTGAGCGGCCAGTCGATGTCGTCCTTCGGGCCGGTCCCGAACATCGGGTTCTCCACCGCGATCCCGTCGAGACCGGTGTCGTAGGCGTTCTTCCCGTCCAGGTCCTGGTTCTTGGTGAACTGCAGGAACACCCGCGGCAGGAGCCAGTGGAAGTAGCCGACGATCGCGCCGTTCTGCACCTGGCTCGACCACAGCTCCATCGCGACACCGAACGGCTTCGGGTCCGTCCCGATCGCGGGGAACGCGTACCCGAGAGCCTGGTCGGCGGCCGCGCCGGCACCGTTGAAGATGGCGCCGCCGGCGAGGAACTCGATGGCCTCGGGGTCCGGGTAGCAGAAGTTGATGTTCGCGATGTCGAGGCGCAGCGCGGTCTGCGGCGGCGAGTAGGTCATGCAGACCTTCCCGGAGCCGTTGGTGATGGTGATGTCGTCCTGCTTGACGTAGGCCATCGTGTGCTGCATCGAGATCAGGGAGTCGGTCCAGAAGCAGTTCTTCGGGCCGACGATGGGCTTGCCGGTGATGTCGATGCGGGTGAACCGGGCGAGGACCGCCTGGAGCATCCCGGACTTGTTGTAGGCCATGGGAGGGTTCCGTTCCTTCCGGGTCAGGCGGGGGTGAGTTCGCAGCCGGTCGCGGTCTGCGGGTCGAACAAGACGAGGCCAGCGCGCTCGGCGTGGACGCCGACGGCGTTGGTGCCGAGCTCGACGATCGAGGCGGGGTCGGAGTGCACGAGCGGCTCACCGGCCCAGGCGACGACGGGGCCGGTCGCGTACACGGCGGGCGGCCCGGCCTGGCCGTTGGTGCCGGTGTAGCCGGCGTCGCACACCACGATCGAGCCGAGCGGGGTGCGCATGACGTTGCCGTCGTAGCGGAGCCCGAACTGCGACAGCGGCATGAGGTAGTCGACCGGGATGTGGATGTAGAGGGGCCCGCCCGCGACCTTGTCCGCCGACGCGGCTTCGACGGCGCCGACGGCTTCGGCGGGATGCGAGACGGGGTCGAGCATCTCCGCCGCGGCCAGGTGCGGGTTGAGCCACGGCCCAGCCACATCGGTGCCCGCCCCGGGGCGGGGGTTCGCCAGCGTGAACGGCACCCCGTCGGGGAGCGTGAACGGCTCGGCCCGGGTGAGGTCCCCGGTCCACAGCTCGCGGGCCATCGCCTGGGAGGTGACGGCTTCGAGCTGCCGGGTCGCGCGCTGGACGAGGAGGTCGAGGCCGATGCGGGGACACTTGGTGACGGTCTGGATGACGAACGGGATCGCGCCGACGGGGTCGGCGGCGATGCCGTAGTCGTAGGCGACCGTGGCCGGTGCGCAGTCGGCGACCGTCCGCCACCCGGCGGCGGCCTCGGGCCAGGTGATGACGCCCTTGCCCCAGTCGGTGTCCGGGTCGCCGGGGATGGCGGCGGTCAGCAGCGCCCCGAGTGCGCGGGGCGCTGCTGCCACGGCTGGCGCCTGGGCCAGCATCTGGATCGCCATGACCGGTTACTGCGCGGCCGTGACGTCGACGGTGCCGGCGGACTCACCGGTCGGGGCGACCTTCGCCAGCAGGCGGAGCGCCTCGACGCCGCGGGCGGCGACGCCCTCCCAGGTCTCGGTGAACTGCCGGTACCGGTTCCGGTCGATCAGGCTGGAGTCGCGGACGATGCCGAGGTCGAGGGTGCCGCCGTCGAGGAACGTGAAGTGCCCCTCGGCGTGGAGCAGCATGTCGATCGTCGTCGGGTGCTTCGGCACCGACGCGCCCACCGCGGCGAGCGTGTACTGCTGCGCCGGGATCGCCGGGATCGCCGGCGGGCCGGTGACCGCAGCGGTCTCGGAGTCCTTCCCGTCGAGGTGCCACACCGGGTTCAGGCCGCGGGACCGCAGGAAGCTGTCGATCTGCTCGTCGGTGATCGCGAGCCCCTCGGTGGGGGTCATCGACATCGCGCGGGTGAGGTCGGCGCGCAGCATGTGCCGCACCCAGAACGGCAGGATCGCACGCAGGGACACGTTGTCGCCGAGGCGGTGCACCGACCGGTAGTAGGACTGGGCGCGGTCGAGGGTGACGAGCACGTCGCGGGTCGCGCCGAGGACCTGCTCGGAGGTCATCACCTTCGACGCGGACTGCAGCTTCGCCAGCAGGTTGTTCTCGGCGAACCGGTCGTGCCACACGAGGGCGGCGTGCTGGTTGGCCTGCACGGTCTCCGGGTCGAACCGGGAGGTGACGTTGGAGAACTCCAGCTGCAGGGTGATGGCCTCGACCTGCGCGGTCGCGGTGTCGGGGCAGTCGACGATCCACACGGCCTTGCGGGGCGGGTTGGACGCGGCGTAGGCGTCGACGTCGTTCTGGTTGGTCCAGATCCCGGTGGCCGACCGCGGGCCGGTGTTGGAGGTGTTCGTGACCGGGGAGATGTCCGGCCGGAACTGGATGCCGCCGCGCTCGGCCTGGAACGCGGGCAGGCTGTCGCGGATCGGGCGGCCCTGGACACCGATGGCCTGGTAGGAGTAGTCGATGGCCAGCGGGGCGCACAGTCCGCCGGCGGCGACGATCGCGCCCGGGGAGGCGACGGCGTCGAACTTGGCGGTGTTGCGGCCCCAGTGGTCGGACTCGCGGACGTGCCGCTCCTCCGGGACACCGGAGGCGACCATCTTGACAACGGACACCTGCTCGCCGTCACCGCCGGCGGAGGACGCGCGCAGCGCCTGCAGCCGGTTCGCCATGGCGCGGCCGATCTCGTCGAACTGCAGCGGGGTGCCCGCGCCGCGGTCCTGCAGGTCGGCGGCGGCGACGATCGCGATGGACGCCTGCGCGCCGGCGGCCTTCTTGGCGGGGGCGGCCTTCGACGTCTTCCCGAGCGCGGGGACCTTCGCGCCGGCGGCGACCGGCTGGGCTGCGTTCATGTCGGCCTCGGTGTCGCTGGTGGTGTCGTCCTCGGCGGGCGCCTCGGCCGGGGTGTCGTCGTTCTCGCTGGGCTCCTCGGACTGCTCCGGGTCCTCGGCGGGGGGCTGCTCGGTGCCGGGCTCCGGGATGTCGGCCAGGACCTGGTCGGCGGCGGCGTACTGCTCGTCGCGGCGCGTCTGCCGCTCGGTGGCCTGCCCGTTGACCTGCTGGTAGGTCTGCGACAGCTCCTGCAGCTCGGTGAGCTCCTCGTCGGTGAGGCTGCGGTCGGCGGCCTTGGGGCGGAGCTCGTTGATGCGGGCGACCATCTCGTCGCGGGCGGAGTGCAGGCGGTCGTCGTCGACGTTGGTGAGGTCCTGGAGGACGTCGTCCCATGCCATGGCTTCGGGGCCTTCCGTGGGGGTGGGGAGGGTGTGTGCCGTGGCGCTGGGCGCTCGTCGGGCGCGACCCCGGGGGGTGGCCTGCTGGGCGGGCCGGCGGGGGTCGTTCTGGTGGGGACGGTGCCGGATGGGTGGGTGGTGGCCGGGTGATTCCTCGGGTCGCCGGTAACGACCTGCTGATCTGCGGCGATTGGCGGGTATGGGGCTGCGTTGGTCGATTCCGTTGCCGGGCCCGTTCCGGGCGTCGGGGCGGGTTTTCTCCGGGCGGACGACGCGATCGTTGAAGCGGGCCGGGCGGAAGCTGGGCCAGGCCGCGACGCAGCCCGCGGCGCCGGCGCGGCCGGTGGACTACAGCGGCGACATCGCGGCGGCCCGGGAACGGGCGGCCGACTACGAGGCGGCCGCGGCCGAGCAGGCGCAGTGGCGGCAGGACAAGGCCGCGGGTCGGACCGCGGCGGATGCGGCGTTGGCGGAGCGGCAGATCCGCCAGTACGGCGAGTGGGCTGTCCGGCAGCGTGAGGCGGGGATGCCCGGGTCGGCGGCCCAGTACGAGCGGATGGCGGCCGAGCTGCGGGAGCAGTGGCCGGGCGTCGCCGCGAAGCTGGATGGGCGGGCGGCGGAGGACGCAGCGCTGGCGGCCAAGACCGCGGCCCGGCAGCGGCGGGCGGCGGAGCTCGACGCGATGGTGAAGCGCTGGCCTCGTCGCTGACCGCGCCGGCCCGACCCCGGGGTGGGGTCGGGCCAGCGGGGAGTGCTGCTCACCGTGTGGTTGCGGTGGGGCAGTGAGCTGCGGTTTCCGGCGCAAGATGAGTTGCGCCGGGGGTCAGGCGGTCCGCAGGAAGACGCGTGCCGCGGAACCCGACCCTGCGTTGCCGGTCGGGAACGACGCGGGGAATGCCGCAGGGGCTCCCGCGGCGTACCCGACGATGACGGCGTCGGCTACCGGGGTACCGGTGCCCAGCCCGATCGGGACGTCTGGGGTCCAGTTGGCGACCGTCCGCACGGTGGGCTGGGTGGTCGGGGCGTCCTGCACGCAGGCGACGAGCCAGTACAACCCGGGCGGGAGTGCCAGCGCGATCGTCGCTTCCTTCACGCCAGTGGTGTCGGCAGCCACGGTCCCGGCGTCAACGAGGAGTGCACCGGGGTAGCCCTGGCCGTTGTCGGCGTAGACCCCGAGCCGCACGACTGCACCGGACTGTCCGGCGCCGGAGATGTCGACGCCGATCCGGGCCAGCGACACGGACCTCTCGGTCTGCCAGGGCGCCGCCCGCATGTTGCTGTTCCCGAGCATGGCCGAGGTGCCGCGGGCACCTGCAGAGACGGGGTAGAAGTAGGTGGCGGAGGGAAGGGCCGGGGTGAGCGTGCCGACGCTCTGACGGTTGAGCTTGAGGTCGCCGGTCGGGATGCCGACGGCCCGGCCGATCAGAGCGGCGAGGCGTCGTCCGAACACCCACGCCCCAGCGTCGGTGAAGTGGGTGTAGTCGGCAGCGCGCCCCCAGTCGGCGGGTCCGTCGCCGGTGGGGCCAGTGGAACGGCCGGTGCCGCCGAACACGAGTGGATCGAGAGGGTCGACGAACGGGAGACCCAACTCCGCAGCCTTGTTCTTCAGTTCGGTGTTGATCGTGGTCCGGTCGGCGTCCGGGGTGCCGATGTAGGCCAGGCCGGTGACGATGATGCCGACGTCGGGGACGGCGGCGCGGACCTGCTCCACGTAGGCGGCCAGGGCGGGTCCGACGTTGCCGGCCTGCTGGTAGTCGTTGACCGAGCCCTGTACCACCAGCATGTCCCCGGCCCGCAGGTACGGGATGACGTCGTACTGGGCTCGGCTGCCGTAGTTGCCGATGCTGGCGTCGTTGGCGTGTACGAGCCCGGTCCCGGGCGCCGACGACACGATGTGCCAGAAGTCGGTGATGCCGAGCATCCGGCCGACGGTGCGGGCGTAGGCGAACGACTCGCGGGTGGGTCCGGTGCCGCGGGCCTGGGAGTCGCCGACCCAGATCCAGCGCTGCCCACCGGGGGACGGGGCGAGGTAATCGGTGGGGTTCGCGCGGATGGCGAGGATCTGGATCGCGGCGGACTGGTCCTCCCACTCGATCAGGATCCGGCGGGGCCGCTCCCTGCGGGCGGCGCCGAAGTCGAACTTGACGAACCCGTTGGCGTTGGTGCCCGATGGAAGCGGGACGAAGTCGGGGGTGGCGGCTTCCCCGTCGATCCACACGCGGTAGCGCACCGACGCGTTGCAGCGCATGTTCAGGTCGAGGTAGCGGCCGTCGAAGTCGAACCACATCTCGGCGGCACGGGCGTTCCAGTTCGCATCACCGGTAGTGCCCGAGGTGGTACCGCGCGGCTGCATCGCCCCGGCCAGCGCGGGTGTCGCGGACAGTGGCCCGGTCCAGCGAACCCGCTCGGCGCCATAGGTAGCAGTCAGCCCAGAGGTGACCGAGGTGCCGTGGGTGACGACCGGCGGGGAGTCCATGAGCAGTGGCGCGTACGGCGGGGCAGCGGTCATCTGCCGGACCATGGCCGAGCCCTTCGCCCGGGCAAGGGTGACGGCGCGCTGCTCAGCCAGCCCGGTCACGACGCCAGTCGCGGCGATCGTGATCGTGTCGCCCGCGTCGTCGTTGGTGATCGTCACCCCGGTCCCGGCGCGCAGCGCAGCCGCTACCGCGTCCCGCACCTGCTCGTCGGTGTAGGAGCCCCCACCGCCGCCGGTCGCGGAGATGGTGATGGTGTCCCCGGAGTCATCCACCACGATGCTGACGTTGGTGCCTGCGCGCAGCGCCGCACCGATGATGTCCCGCACCTCCTCCGCCGACTCCACCCGAGTCGGAACCGGCGGATAGAACACCCCACCCTCGTTCCGGTACTGCCCATACCGCGGATCGAACGGACCCGACGGGAACACCCCATACGGACTGGTCACGACCCCTCCCCCATCGGCAGGTCGGCCAGCAGCCGCTCCGCCCGCATGCCGCGCAGCTCCGCGCCCTGCGCCGCGACCGTCGCCGACAGCTTCCGGCCCCACGCCGACGCCGCGAGCGCGTCCTCCGGGGTCGCCGGCAGCAGGTCGTCCGGGGAGCACACCACCTCGACGTGCACGCCGTCCTCGTCGGCCTCGATCACCTCACCGGACAGGCCGGTGTCACCGATCGACACCATGTCCCCGGGCTGCGGCGCCCCCGACGGTGCCGGGGCCACATCGTCGGCGGGCGGGGCGGGGGGCGGGGTGGGTGCGGCCACGACGGGCTCCTCCTCAGGGTTGACGGAACGTGCGATGACTCCTGCTGCGACGAGCGAGGTGACCTCTCGACCCGAGGCGGCGATGTTCGCCCTCGGGGTGCTGAACCCGGGGATATTGACTGCGAGGATCCCGCACAGCTCCAGCCCCTGCCCGATACCGCGCCAGTCCCCCGAGACCGACGAGGCGCGCAGCACGCGGACATCGGTCGGGGTCGCCGTGGGTCGCAGGGCGCCGGCGAACCACAGACCGTGTGCGTCCTCGCCGCAGGTCACATCAGCGATCGCCGAACAGACGTTGTCGTAGTGCTCGGTGGCCGCGACGATGTCACCGTCGAGGCTGGCGTGCCCAGCCCCCATGGTGATCCGGCCGGTCGCGACCATGCTGCCGTCGTCGGTCTCGACCTCCCCGGTGAGGTAGTGCCGGTAGTTCGTCCGGGACCGGGGCGCGGTGCGGTTCCCAGGGAGCCCGATGTGGCGGACGTTCCACGCGCAGGCGTGGCCGTAGACCCGCCCATCCGCGGTCACGGTGAGAGCAGTCGGGCCGTCGAGCTGCGGGTCGTCGAACCAGGCTCGCGGGGGCTTGACCGGGATCCCGGCCGCGACGACGGCCTGGGCGAACTCCCAGCCTCCGTCCGCGTTCTGAACGGCGCTCATCTCAGTCATGCAAGCCTCCTGACCTGCGTTCTTTCGGTATGATCGAGGCACAAGAGACCCCCGCGACCGGCTGGTACCCGGCCCGGGGGCGTGGCCGACTGGTTGGAGTCGACGTGTCCCACGCTATCCCAAATCGGTACGACGCCGGACTGCTCGTCATCACCCACTGGAAGACGGATCAGAGGTTCGTCGCGCAGTACTCCCCGGAGGACGAGCCGCTGCTCCGCGGTTTCCACTGGTACGTCATGGCGAGCACCGGCTACGTTGCCTCGCGCATCGGCGGCCGCCAGGACTCGCGCACGATCCTGCTGCACCGCCTGGTCCTCGGCCTGAGCCACGGCGACCCGCGCGAAGGCGACCACATCAACGGCCGGGTACTCGACGACCGGCGGGAGAACCTGCGCATCGTCGAACACCAGCGCAACATCGCCCACCAAGCGATCCGCAACGGCAAGGGCACCTCGGCGTTCCGAGGTGTCAGCTGGAACCGAGACCGAAAGAGCTGGGTCGCGTACTCCTCGCTCAGTGGTAAGCGCAAGGCGCTCGGCTACTTCCCGACGGAGACCGACGCTGCATCCGCAGTCGCACAGTTTCGACGTGACCACGGTCTTCCCGACGGCTATTGACGCCATCACTGGCCTCCGAAGATCGTCGAACGCAGCGCCTGGGCGCCGCCGGGGTCGGGGTCGGCAACCATCGGGATGATCGCGATGGGGGCCGTGGTGCAGCGGCAGCCCTGGTGGTCGCCGGGCGAGAAGTACTCGGCGCCGAGCCACCGGTCCTCGGCGCCGACCTTCAGCTGCGGGTCTGTCCAGGACTCGAACACCGTCTCGTCGAGCCGCCGGTGCGGTTCGAACGTGTTGCGGGGTGCGACGCCGTAGTCCCACTCGTGGCCCATGACGACACCGCCCGCGACCTTGAGCTCGGACAGCGCAACCTGGCCGGTGCCCGGCCCGGACGCGGCAGGTCGGATCCCGGCGGGGTCGAGGGCGAGCTGCCCGGTCTGGTCGTCGAACCCCGGGTGCTGGGCGGGCACCCCGCCGGTCTCGGTGACGACCCGGCGGGGCACGCTGACGGGGACGGGCTGCTGGTCACCGGTCTCGCCGTACAGCAGCTCGGCGGCGCGCCGCTTCGCCCATGTGAGCATCCACCCCGCCGCCTTGCGGGCGTTGGTGCGGAGCTCGTCGCGGACCCGGTCGGCTCGGGCGGACGCGGCGAGCGCCTGCGGGGCGGGCAGCAGCTGGTCGAGGATGTCGGCGACCTGCTCGGCCGCAGCGTCGGCGTCGCGGAGCCAGGCGCGTTCGAGCATGCCGAAGGCGTCGTCGAACAGGTCGCTGTCCGACAGCGGGCCGGCCATGACTCGTCCGGCTTCGGCGACGATCGGCCGCGGGTCGGCGCCGGCGGGGAAGCTCGCGACGAGCGGGGAGCTCTTGCGGGCGTGCTGCCCGCGGAGCCGGTTCGCGGCCTTCTCCACGGCGCGGTCGAGGGCGGCTTCGAGGTGGGCGTGCAGCGCGGTGGTGAGGTCGCGGTCGATGCGGGCGAGCTGCCGGCCGGCCTTCCGCTCGACCCGCCACTGCGTCGACGCGGCGGCGGTGACCCCGGCCGGGGCCGGTGGTGCCTGCCGGTCTCCCGCGGGTGGTGGCGCTCCCGCCGGCCGCGCGGTGGTGGGGGTGGCGTCCACGATCTGCCGCGGCGCCGAACCGCCGCCGGCCGCCGACCCGAACTGCTTCACGAACGTGATCGCATCTCTGATCTGCGGGTCGTTGAAGTCCAAGCCAGACAGCCCAACGATGAACGGGATGCTGGCCTCGTAGGCGCGGCCCTGCACCAGCGACCGCAGGAGCCGCTCCACCTTCTCCGGAGCGTCCTTCGCGTCGTACCCGAGTTCCCGTCGATAGGCCTCGTCGGAGATGATCCCCGCGTCGTGGGCGCGGGCGGCGCGCTCCTCCGGGTTGGGGTTCTGCACCAGCTCGGCGGGGTCGTACCAGAGGCACACCTTGTTCCGCTGCTCGGCGGGGATGCCCATGGCCTTGAGCGCCGGCCGCAGGTAAGCGGCGGTGAGGGCGTCGCACATGCGCTCGGCGCGCGGCTCGATGTGGACCTTCACCTCGTCGGCGGCGATGGTGTTCGCCGACCAGTGGTTCGTCGACCCCATGCCCTGCACCCGCTCGGGGGCGAGGTCGAGGCCGCGCGCGAGGCGTTGGACGAGGGCTTCGTAGCGGGAGTCGAGGTCCTTGGGGTCTTCGCCGTGGAGGTTGATGACGCCGATGACGTCCTTCATCGGCTTGTCCCCGGCCATGGACGGGCCGCGGATCAGCAGGGGGACGACGGCGGAGGGGTCGTCCTCGTTCTGGATGGGCGTGACCATCGCCTCGATCAGGCTGGCCATGAACGGGTCGTCGGCGTCGTCGTCGAACACGCCCGGCTCGGCGGGGTCGACGGGTGCGCCACCCGGCCGGGTCAGCGACAGCTCCTCGGGCAGGAACAGCGCCTTCCCCGACGAGATGCGGGAGCGGTCGTGGGCGCGGCCTCGGCGGGCCAGCAGCACCATGCCTTCGAGGGTGCCGAGCTGGGTAGCGGTGGGGGCGTCGGGCCACTCGGCGTACGCGGGGTGCGGGGTCCACAGGCGGAGCACGTCGACGCGGTCGGGGTCGAGTTCGCGGGTGACCATGCCACCGGCGGGGTCGACGAGGCGGGCGCCGCCCTGGGTGATGACGAGTTCACGGACGGAGCGAATGGACCACTGTTCGAGGCCTTCGTCGTCGAGTTCGCCGAGGAGGTAGCACTCGCCGGCGATCTCCAAGTTTTCGGCCATGCGGCCGAGGAGGGTGTTGCCGTGGGCGTTGATGTTGAGGCGTTCGACGAGTGCGAGGGCGGCGGCGCGGGTGGCGTCCTCGATGCCGTCGGCGGCGGCGACGGCTTGGGGGATGGTGCCGGTGGGGTCGAGGGGGGAGGGGTCTTCGCCGCGGGGCCGGTTCTGGGCGGCGAACACGCGGAGGCGACCCAGCGAGCTGGCGACGAAGGTGGCGGCGTAGCGGAGTTCGTCGACGCTGTCGCGGTAGTTCCAGGCGGCCTGCTGCCAATCCGGGTGCTTCGTATGGACCAGCGACGGGCTGCGGAGGTTCACGCGGGCGCCCGACGCCGTCAACGGCCGCTGGGGGGTGTAGGTGGGCCCGGTGGTGGGGTCGGGGCCGATGATCTGGTTGGCGATGCGGTCGAGGATTCCCACGTCAGTGGACCTCGTGGTCGGCGAGGATGCCGATGGCGGTGGCGATGGCCCAGGGTGCGGCGGCGAGCCGGACACGGTGGAGGTGGCCGCGGCGCGTGGCGGTCTCGGTGATGGCGACGGCGGCGAGTGCGACCCAGAAGCCGATGCAGTGGGGGCAGGTGACGCCGTGGGCGTAGGCCGGGGGGACGCGCTGTTCGAGCCACGACCGGGCGGCGATGGCCGGGGGGAATCGGTCGGTGGTGATCAGCCTCGTGACCCGGTAGGACGCGGCGGCGAGCACGGTGAGGGTGGCCGGGTCACGGGTCCAGTGGGGCACGTTGGGGGACGGTAGGGACCGTCACGGTGTGTGCCGGGCGGTTCCTCGGGTCAGGCACGTCTTGTGTTCTCGTGCTCGCTGACGCTCATCGCGCGCTTGAGACCGCAGCGACGGGTGTGCACTCGCGTGTTGTGAAGCTGCAGCCCTCACCTGGCCATGCACGGAGAGTGAACCAGCGCGGGCCATCAGCCACTCGCCATCGGGATCTGCGCCCAGTCCGGAATGCACGCGACCGTCTCCCCGATCGACCACCCACCGAGACCGAGACGCTCCAGGTCGGACCGGAGCCGCTCGACGTCGGCGAGGATCTCCGTGCGCGTGCACCCCGCCGCCAGGCCGTCGGCGATGGTGCGGGCGCGCTGTTCGAGGGTCATGCGAGGGGCTCCCTACAAGGTCGACATCGTGTACGGGGAGACGGGCAGCCACCCCTTGAGCGGGTTGCCGCAGGCGCAGCCGCGGCCGCGGGCCACGACCACGGAGCGGCCCTCACCGTCGGCGAGGATCCATTCGGTGACCGGGTTCCCGATCATGGATGCGGCCGGGTCGAGCGGCTGGTCGACCACCGGCTCGCCGGGGACGCGCCAGACGAGGACGCGCGGCTCGATGCCGCCGAGGACGAGGAGGCGGCATTCGGGCACCTGCTGGAGGCCGGCGGGGTGTCCGTGGGTGGTGATGGTGACGGGGAACCGGTCGTGGGCGACGGGTGGGGCGTCGAGGAGATGCGGCGCCGCGGTCACGGAGTGGCTCCGGGCGGTCCGGCGAGCGCGTAGTCGCGCTGGGTGACGCCGCGGTCGGGGGCTGCCCACCGGCCCCAGGCGATGTCGGTGAGGGTGACGGCGACGGCGGCGACCAGCGCCCACCACGCCTCCCACAACAGCTCGGACGCGGTCACTCCGACGCCCCCGACTGCTGCACAGCCAGCTTCGACGTGATCTCCCTCGAGCAGCCCCATCACCATCGCCCGGTCCCGCTCGGACAGGCGGGGAAAGTCGTCGAGGTCGTCGAGGCGGTACACGTTCGTCCGGTTCCCCGGCGCTCCGTTGATCAAGTACAGCGACAGCCCGCGCGAGTCGACCTGGAGCGACAGGCCCGGGTCCGGTTCCGGCATGACGTTCACCCGGCCACCTCGGTCTGCGCCGCGACCCACTGCTCGTAGCTGATCGACAACCCCATCTGCGCCCGCTTGAACAACAGCGGCCGGATCACCGAATCCGCCGTGAACCGGCGCCCATTCGGCGACGACCACGACCCGTCCGGATTCGGCGTCCACGTCGCAGGCGACGCCTGATCCGGCCGCACCACCCGCCCCTTCCCGTACGACACCAGACGCCGCGAGGCGAGCTCGTCCGCGTCCGGCAGCGACAGCCGGGCGGGTTCGGTCGGGTCGTCGACCTCGGTGAGCGCGTCCAGCTCGGAGATCTCACCCCGCCACCGCGCCTGCCCCGCCAAAGAGGCTTGCCGGTAGGCCTCGTTGACGGCGTGCCACAGCTGGTGGGGGCCGCGGGCGCAGCGGGCCCAGCCGCGGGCCTGCGGGGTGGACACGCGGATCTCGCCGGTGTCGAGGGTGTGGAGGTGGAGTTGCATGTGCCGGGCGGTGGGGAGCGCCTGGGCGGGTGGCACGGCGTGGACCTCCGGGCGGTGGCGTCGCAGCGGGTGCCGTGCACGATAGCGGATCACCGGGTGCGAGTGGCGGGTTCTGCCGTAGAGACGCGCCGGGAACTGTCAGGTTGCCTACCCGACGCCGCCGATGGTCCGCACCAGCCCGCGCGACATCACACCACGCCGCGGATCCCGCCCCGTCGACGTCGGCACCCCACGACCCGGACGAGCCCGCGCCACCGACGCCGACCCACCCAGCCGCGCCCCATCCAGATGCGTCAACAGGTGCGCGAGCGTGTCGAGGCGGTTCGGCGACGGCTGCCCCGGCTGCCACGTCACCATCTCGTGCTCCAACAGCGGCAACCGGCCCACGTGCCGCGTCCGACCGGTCTCGTACAAGCCGGTGACGGCGTGGGCGCGCACGAACTTCGACTGCCGCGGCGTCACCGCCACGATCCGACACGGGCCGGTCGACGGCCGGGCGAGGACGTCGTCGAGCAGCGCCCCCAGCTCGCCGAGCTCCGCAGTGTCCGCGGCCGCCGTGTCACCCCGGGCGGCGAGCAGCGCCGCCGCCCCGGCCGACGTCCCCGCCTCGGCGAGCGCGGCGGCCTGCCGGCGGATCACCGACCAGCCGTCGCGCAACGCCCGGCCCATGCCGAGGTTGGACTCCTGCAGGATCGTGTCAGCGTCGAACCGGACGGCGGCCAGGCAGGCCCGGCGGGCCCACTCGCCTTGGGACAGCTGCCCGGACAGGTCGGCCCGCACCCAGATCTGCCCGTCCCCGGTGCGGGAGCCGACGAGGATGCCGGCGGCGTCACCCTGCCCGGTGTCGGCGGGGTCGATGGCGACGGTGGTCGCCACGAGCCCGTCGGGGAGGGCGTCGGCGCGGTGGGCGTCGATCCACTCCTGCCGGAAGATGCCGCCCTCGAGGGGGGTGGGGCGGCCTTGGTAGAGGGCGGCGAAGACGCGTTCGCCGACGCGCCGCCGGATGGCCTGCCACTGCCCGGTGGTGCGGCGGCGGGCGGAGGTGAGCCACTCCCCCGCCGGCCGGCCCAGGCTGTCGTCGGTCTGGCCGTCGGCGAGGGCGGGGATGTTGATGACCTGCCACTCCCGTTCGCCTTCGGGGAGTTCGGCGTCGGCGGCGATGAGCCGGCCGGCGAGGTCCTCCTCGTGCCAGCGGGTCTGGATGACCACCACGCTGGTGGACGGGCCGAGGCGGGCTTCACCGACCGATGTCCACCACGACCACACCGCGGTCCGGGTCGCTTCGGAGTCGGCGGAGCGCATGTCCTTGATGGGGTCGTCGACGACGAACAGGCCGTCGACGGGTCGTCCGGTGAGGCCGCCGCCGACGCCGATGCAGTAGAGGCCGCCTTCGTGCCCGGCGAGGGACCAGTTGCCTGCGGCGGCGTGGTCGTGGGCGACGGCGATGCCGAGGGCGTCGGGGAGGCGTTGGCTGGTGATGGGGTCGGTGGCGCGGGAGCCGTTGCCGTCGATGAGTTGGCGGATCTTGCGGCCGGAGTCGGTGGCGAGGTCGGCGCCGTAGGAGGCGATGGCGCAGCGTCGGTGGGGGTCGCGTTGGAGCTTGCGGACGATGGCGTTCTGGACCTGGGTGGTCTTGCCTTCCTGCGGGGGCACGCTGATGATCACCCGCTTGCCGGGGGTGGTGATGGCGTCTTCGAGGGCGGCGGAGATGAGCTCGAGGGCGGGGGTGCGGACCGTCGCCGGGTTGAGTTCGCAGGCGAGGTCGAGGGGGCCGGCGAGGTCTCGGAGGGAGCGGGCGCGGGTGTCGTCGGCGCCGTCGGCTCCGTCGAGGCGGTCGGCGGCCATGGCGAGACCGCGGTCGAGGGCGGGAGCGGTCACGGCCGGGCCTCGCCCTCGACGACGCGCACCGGGATCCCGGCGAGCTGAGCACGCGCCATGCAGTCCCGCGTCCCGGGCGACCGCCCGATGGGGAACCCAAGGCACACGACGGCGCCGGCGTCGACCATCCGCTGGTTGCGGTACGGCCCGGCGCGGCGGCCGTAGCGGGCCCACAGCGCCGGGTGCGACTCCGGCTCGGCGAGGACGTCGACGCCGTCGTACAGGTGGCGCAGGTTGGCGGCCAGCTCCCGCCACAGTCGCTCGGCGAGCCGGTCCAGGCCGCGAGCAGCGCCGTGGACGAGCACCGGCTGCCCGAGCGTGGAGAACTCCGTGACGGCGCGTTCCAACGCGTCGCGGACCGGGACCGGGTCGGTCCAGTCCCGGGAGCCGGTGACGAGGATCCGGGCGCTCACGACGCCTCCCGCCCGGGCAGTGCGCGCAGCTCCCGCGCCACCACCCGCTTCGCCGCACCAACCCGCGCACCAGTCACACCGGCCTCAGCGAGCCCGGCCTCGACGGCCCGGACGACGGCGTCCGCCTGCTGCTCCGTCACCCGCGCCAGGCGGGCCTCGATCCCCAGCTTCGACATCGTCGCCAGAGCACTCACAGCCCGATCCATGCTGCGCTCGAACAGCGCGACCATCGCGTTGATCTGCTCCGCACCCTTGTCATCCAGGCTGCGCAGATCCTCGTACTCCGCGATCCGACCCGCGCAGTAGTCCTTCCACGCCACCACCTCACCCACCGCCCGAGCCAACGCATCGAACGGGTTGTCCACCGGCTGCGCATGCTCAGCCAGCCGGCCGAACGCCTGCCGGGCATGCACCTCCGCGACCCGCTCAGCAGCCCGAGCCCGCACATGCGGCGACGCCCCACCGTGGAACCGGCAGACCACCGCACCCGGCACCACAGGCCGCGTGCACCGCGCCCCCGTCGACTTCGCCGTCGCCGTGCACTGCTCCGCCGACGTGAGCCACGAAGCGCCACCCTCGTCTGCCATGGGCTCAGCCTGCCTGCGCGATCTGCTGTGCGGTGGCGTCGTCTCGGGTGGGCCAGGCGACGGCTGCGAGCGCTGCGGCGTGGTGGGCTCGGGTGGGGACGTTCCAGCCGAGGTGTTGGGCGCCGATGGTGGCGAGGGCGAGGGCGTCCCATTCGTCGTCGGTGCGGGCGTCGATGTCGGGCCAGAGGCGGGCGATGGCGACGCCGACTTCGGTCTTGCCGGCGTTGCCGCGGGTGGTGGCGAACTTGGCTCGGGTGGCGGGTGGGACGACGGCGGTGGGGATGTGGTGGGCGTGGAGGCGTTCGTAGACGGCCCACCAGAGGCCGGCGCGGTCGTGGACTCCGGCTTGGCGTCCGGAGCCGTAGGAGGGGCCTTCGAGGAGGGCGAGTGTGGGTGGTTCGGTGCCGGCGGTGATGCGGTCGGCGAGGGTTTCGAGTCGGTGTCGGCGGGCTTCCCAGGTGTTGTCGGTGGGCTTGCTGGTGTGGGTGCCGCAGTGGGCGGAGGTGAGTTCGGGGGTGTGGGCGATGACGGCCCAGCCGGTGGAGGTGAGGGAGAGGTCGAGGCCGAGGACGTAGGTCATGGTGGGCTCCGTGGTGTGGACGTGTTGGGGGGTGTACGTGCGCCTTCGTGAACCGTGTACATCGCGTACACCGTGTACGTGCGCTCTTGTGTACATCGGGTCTCTCACACGCGGAGTCCGATTTCTCTCGTATTTCTTACTCTTAGTAATCAGTTCGCGACACTGCGTAGAGATTTCTGTCGCCGACGTCGAGCGACCACGTACACGACTTACACGATGTACACGCACTCCAAGATGCCTGGACTGTCCACGTGATAGCGTCCACATCATGTCGAAGCGGGCGCTGCCGATCACCGTCGAGATGCACCAGCACCAGTACGCCGTCTTCGCCGCCGCAGCCCGAGCCAGAGGGCTCACCCCGTCCGGGCTGCTGGAGCTGCTGGCCGAGACGTTCGTCGTCACCCAGCAGCTCCCGGCGCGCACACCGGGGCGAGCCGGCGCTACCCCCGCCGACCCGTTGGACCGCATCGGGGAGCTGCTGGCTCGCCTGGTGCAGCGCGACGGCCCGATCACCGTGGGCGCCGCATGGCGGTCGCTGTCACACCGCGACCGGCAACGCGGCCGCGACGTGTTCGACCAGGCCGTCGAACGAGCCGTCGAGCGCGGCATGATCACGGCCGGACCGGACGGTCTGGCCCCGGTCACCGGCTAGCCTCGGCGATCGAGGTGATCCCGTGCTCACCGCGCACGAACATGCCGTGCGCTGACCCGTAGTCCAGGGCGGCCTCGAACACCTCACGGCCGCCCTGCTGACGGTCGCGGTAGGCCACGGCCCGCCATGCGGCACCGTTGGTGAGTCCACCTTCCTCGTCGGCGCGACGGGCGAGCCGGTCGGCGATGCGCTTCACGGTGGACTCCAGCCCGGTGACGGCGGCTTCGATGCGGAGCTGCTGGTCGACCTTGTCGCGGGTGGCCCGCTCCCTTTCCTTCTTCCGGGCGGTGGCGCCGATCTCGAGGAGCCCGTCGCGGACGGCGCAGGAGGTGTCCCACACGATCTGGGACAGCGCCCAGTCGTCGACGGTGATGTCGGTGCGGCCGTCGAGGAGCGCGAGGAGCGCGGCGACCTTGGACCGGAGGAGGGGTTCGTGGGCGTCGAGAGGTGCGACGGTGGTTTCGCCGCGGGCGAGGGCGATCTTCCGCTGCCAGAGTTCGTCGCGGATCTCGTCGGCGGCGGGCATGACGCCGGTGATCGGCCAGCCACCTTCAGTGGTGAGCGGGATGTAGAGGGGTCCGGGGTGCTCGATGCGCTGGTCGGGGACCGAGGGGTCGTGGGCGGAGCACCACAGGAACCGTTGGGGGGTGCCGGGCCCGGAGTCGGCGAGCAGGGGTGCGGCGGTGTCGGGTTGGTAGCCGACGAGCATGCCGAGGCTGTAGGTGCCGGCGGCGATGACGCGCATGCGGTCTTCGGAGGCGTTGGCTTGGCCGAGGACTTCCCCGACCCAGGCGGAGCGGATGGTGGGGCCGATGGTGGCGCCGGACCGTTCGGCGGTGCGGGTGAGTTGTTCGCCTTCGTCGACGGAGAAGAACGCGTGGTGGCGGACCTGTTGGCGGACGCGGATGGTCTTGGTCTTGCCCTTGCGGTCGGTGTCGTCGGTGTCTTGGACGACGACGCCCATGAACGCTTCGGCCATGCCTTCGCCGGAGCCGAGGGGTAGGCCGTCCCAGAAGGTGGGGCGGCCGTCTTCGGTGGTGCGGTTGAGGTGGGCGGGGGTGTGGACGAGTTCGCGGGCGAGTTTGGCGCCGGTGGTTTTCCCGATGCCGGAGGTGCCGACGGCGGCGACGAACAGGTTGAGGCTGCCGGGGCCGAGGCCGACGTCGAAGCGGAGGTTGGGGTCGACCATGCCGGAGAGGCGGGCGAGGACGCCGTGGAGGACGGCGTCGGCGGAGCAGAGGCGGGAGTGGGCGGCGGTCTGGATGTGTTTGAGCTCGGGGCGGGCGGCCCAGAAGTCGTCGGGGAGGTTGGGGAGGTCGGGTGTGGCGGCGTGGTCGCTGTCGGGGGTGCGGGTCTGGGTGGCGGTGTGTTCGTGTTCGGCCATGACGGCGGCGAGGTAGGCCTCGTCGTCGGCGGGGTCGGTGGTGATGGGTAGGTCGACGATGTCGGCCCACCGGTCGGGGGCGGTCATGACGCTCTCCGGCGGCGGGCGCGGCCGTGGTCGGGGTCGGCGCGCAGCGCGAGGTGCCGGCGGTCGAGGCGACCGTTGAACGTGGAGCGGTGGTGTTCGAGCTCGTCGTGGCTGGGCTGTTCCCACCAGCGGGGTGCGTGTTCGACGAAGCCGGCGTGGATGGCGTGGCTGACTTCCCGCAGCGCGGTCTTGGCTTGCCGGATCTCGATGGCCAGGCGGGCGGCGATGTAGCGGGGGTCGTCGTCGGCGACGGTGGCGAGCATGGTGGCGAGCGCGGCGGGGTCGACGCCGGTTGGGTCGGTGTCGACGGTGAGGTAGCGCGGCTGGTGGTGGGGTGCGAGCGCGGCGTGGGGGGCGCCGGGGTCGCGGTCCAGGCGTGCTTGGGCGCGCGTGTCGGGGTCGCGCTGGGAGGGCATGGGGTATCAGCTGGCCTTCCTGCGCAGGGCGGTGGTGATCGATTCGGGGTCGACGTGGAGGCGTTCGGCGATCTGCCGGCGGCTGTAGCCGAACGCTTCGAGGTGGGTGACGTCGTCGAGGTCGATGCGGCCGCGGGGTCCGGTTCGGCCGGCTGTGCCGTGTTGGGGTGTGGCGGTGGGGTCGTCGATGGCGTGGTCGTCCCAGGCGAGGGGCGGCGCCCAGCCGAAGTGGCGGGCGCGGGCGCGCATGTGCGGGCTGGGGCCGGGCTGGTCCCACAGCTGGTCGTAGACACGGCGCACGACTGCGGCGGTCTCGCGGCGGACCTGGGTGCGGCGGTGCGCGCGGAGGTTGGACAGGTAGCGGACGGTGATGCCGGTGTGGGTGGTG